AAGTTTTGTACTGTTGGAGTCCATCTCAGTACGGATTGCCGTTGCCGCGGGTGGCGCAGCATAACCGGCGCTCGCCAATCTCGATGTAATAGCAGCATCCAGATTTGCAATCCTTGTATCGCCTAAAGCCGTGAAACCTGATCCGGTTGCCGGGATATTCTGGACACTAGCCGGTGTGGCGGCATTTAAAGAAGTTTTCTGCAATGCGCCAAAGTCAATGTTGGCTTGAGAGACAACATTTGCATCTATGGCTCCTGTTACAGCATCCCCAACAACGTCCCAATACTCAACCGCCAGAATCGTTCCGTTCGACCGGCAATACCGCACAACATATTTACCATCATTGAAAGCGACTCTGTTTTCTGTAGCAGCATAGACCCCGGGAAGGTTGGCATCTTCTGTAAGCGGCAATGCCTTATTTGTCACCGTTGCCTTAGAATAAAACGCGCCCAACGTGTGCCCACCGACAGAAGAATTCTCCAGTATATACCCGTCCGCCACCCGCTGGATATAGCAATACTCGCCGGTCAACGCAGGATAATCTTCTAATGTGAGAGTCTTAATCGCCATTCTAAATTCCTTTTAATTAATCCGCTGCATTGTCATTCCTGTTGCGTGCGGATACAGATCATTACCAATTAAAATTCTGTTTCCGGAAGACCCGGTAACAGCCGCGCCAAGATGTACAGTGTCGCCTTTGTTTACGACTATTTCAATAGTTCGCTCTTTTTGGTTATAACCAGCCATAGCATTCCGCATAGACAAGACATAAGTCGCACTGGCATAAGTCGCACTTCCAATCTTTATATAATAAAATAACTCCGCGTTGGAATAAGCTGCTATCGAAACAGAGAGTAAATACATCCCTCCTTGTTTTGCGACCATATTCATAACAGAATACTCTGTTATATCGCTCGTTTGCGAATTGGAGGTTGGAAGAATTGCGTTTGTTCCATAATCACTTTTTATTTTCCATTCAACCACTGGCATGAGACCGGCGGGAGAATTTTGGATTGTCCAATTAGTAGGCGAGGTGGCTGTGTTATAGTTTGCCCAGAAATGCCCGCAACAAACACAGAAGTCAGTGGCAACGCGAGTATATAATCCGCCACTGTGTTCAGAAGCTCCATATTCCAATCCCATATAGTCACTATCGGTAACTACAACGGTGGTGGGAACTTGCAGGAAGCCTGAATAACGACTAAATCCATAAATTATTTTCTGGTCTGCTGCTGACCAGATTGCATAGACATGGATTTTATTTATATCGCTACCGCTGGGAGTATTGTTATAGGCAAAATTATATAATGCTATAGCAGGTGACGCATTGTAAATAGACCCTGATGTTGTACTTCTGAGTGTGTTTCCACTACCGTCAGGGATCTGAATTCTTATAGCATCGGTCGCACTTGGATTACCACCAGACGCTGTAAGTATAAATAGATTATATGAATTTATATATACAAGTCTAAGATTAGAAATGAGAGCGGGAATTACACCGGCAAGTTTCAACTGGTCCGGCGGAACCGCCAAATTGGGTGTTCCTGCAAGGATGTCTGCGGCGGTGGCTAAAGGAAGCCCGAGACCCGTGAATCTTTTGTTATTCATTTTAAAACCCCTGAACTATTTTAAAATCATAAATGTCCCACATTTTGATCTCACCAGCAAAGCCCCCTCCCTCGCAGGAGGGAGCTTCAAGCTGAGGTCAAACTATTCTATTTTTCCGACTCACTGATCAGCTCGAGCAGGATTGCCTTTGTGGCGTTAGCCGGGATATCCACGCCTTTATCTGTCAATACGGCGATAAGTTCTTTGTTCGTCAGATCCGCGTAGTCTTTTTTCTGATCGGCTGCTTCCTCGACAATCAGCATCGGCTCGGCTTTTAAAATCGCCAGTGTTTTAGTATCCACGTCAAACACTTGGGCAGTTTCCTTGAATTTCATTCCGGCCCGGCGAAATGTTTTGGGTATCGATCTCACTGATATTTTCATTGTTTATTCCTCCTCAATGAAACTCAAATTTTAGAAACATAGTGCGCTAAAATTTGTTAGTTGAATTGATCCCGCAACTCCGGGCACTTCCGGAGTTGTCGGGATAAGCACCTTTATTCTACGCCAGCCAGGGCACGTTGACGGTTTTCACCGTGTTGTACCAGATGTTGCTGGCTCCACCTGCCTGATTGGCCGCGTCAATGGCGGTCTTGGCTGCGGATTCCAGCGACGGGCCATGCACGAGATGTGTAGGGATAACACCCAGGGGTGTTACACCGTCTTCTCGTTTGAACGACATCATGGCGGCTCTGGCAGCAGCGTAGCTGGCGACATTAAGTGTTTGCTTGCTGCCGTAGCACAGCGGCCACAGGCCGAAGCCGACGTTTTTGCGGTCATCGACACCGTACATGAATTTTTTCCGCATGAAGTTTTCCTGATCATCCGGCTTATCCAATGCCACGAATTCGGGCGTTTTCCGAATCTGAAGGATGAGGGGTTTGATCGGACGGCGCAGATCCATAAGGAACCACGGCTCGCCGGAACCACCATCGCTATTGCTGACCTGACTCTCTCCCCAGGGATGGTCTGTGTCGCAGAAATACTGGCCGTCAAAGCATTTAGCAGTGAATGCCTGCTTCAGCAGAGCAAAGACGATAATGTCGGGATGCTCCTTGGCCGCCTGAGCGAGCCCCTGAATCATCGGATTATAGAGCCCAAGCAGATCGTCCGCAATATCATCACGATCCACACCTACGGTTGCTTCGTAGGATTTATTTTTAATTGTGTAATCGTATGCCGACAGATCCTTGATCACTCTGTCGCCGAGCCATTCCCGCATGCCCGGAAAATCGCCGAGCCAGGGGTAACCCTGTTCGCGTGTGGTAGACGGCGCACGCATGGCCACCAGATCGCACATGCTGGGCGCGCCATCAAATGCCTGGTTGAAAATAACTTTGAATGTCTTATATGCAGCCTGTAAGGTTGCCTGATTGATAATCATTTTGTTCCTCCTAATGAGACCCAAGTTTTAGAAGCGCAGAGCGCTGAAACTTGATGGTCGAATTATCCCGTCCGCCGTGAGGCGGATCGGGGTTGGTTGTTAATATCCCTTTACGTCGTTTATTCGCCGTCATCTACCTGGCAAACCAGGATGATATCGCAATTTGCTCCTGCGCCGCTCGCCGTTTCGTTAGCCGAGATCACAAGATCAGTATCTTTCGCAATTGCAATGGCCAACGCCTCTGCCTCACCCGCTACATTCTCTTCAGCGATGGAAACCAGAGCGATGCCGTTCAACGTTAGTGCCAGGGTCTTACCGGTTCCGGGAGCGGTACCCAGTGAAACATATGCCCGTTTCACCATTATCGGAACTGGCTGCTCCAGAGCAGGCAGGGCAATAGCATGCGCCGAGCCGTCTTTTGTCCAACCCGTGAAGTGGGGAATGGTGATGTTGATTGTCTTGGCCAGTTTTTGCAGGGCCAACTCCACCGTGCTTTCCGCTGCGGCAAAATTATTTCCCGCGTCGAGAATGGATATAGCTGAAGCGGCGTGCGCACCAGAAGAGTCGGCAATATGCGCCGCCACGTCTGCCTGACGGATTGCCGGTTCGATATCGATATAAGCGTGGGTTGCGTCGATATACTCGGCGATGACACCGCAGAAAATATCATTTGTGGTGTAGGCGGTCAGGTCAACCGTTTCATCGTCGACCAGGAAAACATTATCGCCGACGTTGGCTTGTGTAATGGCGTGTCCCAGCGTGGCCTTGATAAGTCCGCGTCTTCGTACAAGACCGGTTAAGTCGCCGTCGGCGCCGAGAGAATTATCCACATACTGACGGGAAATACCGTGGAAGATCAGAGCCGCTGTATCCGCGCCGGGAACTAGATATCCTGCTGCGTTTACGCATACCCATGCGCCTGCAAATATTTTGGTGAGCGCTGCCACCGGCGCGGGGATCTCCACGCCTTCTTTGTACTCCGTTTTTTTGTCCGCTGATAACGATCCGCGCTGGGAGAGGAGTATTCCGCCAAAAAACTCTCTCAGGAATTTGCTCTCCAGGGCGAATGTGATTAACAGCAAAAACAGCGCTGCTATTGCTAATAATAAAATATGTGTAACCATTGTTTCCTCCTTCTGACTATAGTGACATTGTTAATTTGTTTCACTTTTCACGAGATACGCTTCGCGCGTCCCGTGTTACTTATCGTACTTCTTGAACGTCTCCGTATCGACACCCATCTGCTTGTTGATTGAGAGTTGCGTGTCATCCAGAGCACCTTCGGCGGGCTTATCGGCACCGACGACCTTGCCCAGGACGACAACTACGGGCGCTTTGGCCACGAAAACCTTGAAACCCTCGATATCGCGCTTGGCGTATTCGGCGGCCCAGTCCTTCTGTGCGGGCGTGATTTTGCCATCCTTCATCGCCATTGCGACAACGTCGGTTGCGTCCTTCTCGCTCAACTTGTCTTTCAGGGTTTTTACTTCATTGGCCAAGTCGCCAACCTGCCCATGCGATTGCTTCATGGCCATGATGGTACCCGTCACTTCCGCTTCGGTTGCCGTCAGGGCCAAGCCCAGGGCAGTCAAAACGCTCTTGTTGGCAATGACCTGCACGGGTTCCTTCAGTTTGTTCACCGCCACAATGGCATCCTGCTCTGTCGCTGCCTCCGGCAGGCCGAGCAACTTCAATAAATCTTTAAACATTGTTGTATCCTCCTTGTTTTCAGTTTGAATGTAATACCCCGCTTTATTTACGAGCGGCACCATGCCGTCGATGTTGGGTTGATTGGTTAGGGCCACATTAATCAGGCCCAGGACTTTGGTGTCGGAAAGGCGTGTGTAGAATACAGGTGAAACATATTTATATTCTTTGTTGGCAATATATTGCCGGGCTTTCTGTGTCCATTCGACTGCGGCCCAGATGCCATCTTTCCCTTTGTCGATTAGCTTGGTAATCCAACCGGCTGCCGGAGCCTCCGTCCCTTGTAAGGTCTGGTGCTCATAATCAATTACCATTTGATTCTTTTTCATTGCAAAGGCGGCGACCACGGCAGGAGCATTTGTTTCATCGAGTGTGAATGCGCCTTTGGGCGTCGTTGTGGTGCCGTATGGGATCACCTGGATTTCGTCCGGGACAATTCCGTTTAAGTCTTTGCAAATCAATACGAGTAAACGATCCATCTTTAAAATCCCCCTCAATCCCCCTTTATGAAAGGGGGAGAAATTAATAACCTTTTTGACTCAAATAATTTTGCATGCCTTCCGAATATTCTTTTCCCATGTTGACTTCACCTGCCGCCTTTCTTACCCAGGGACGGCCCTTCATGCCTTTGACCGATTTGACCGGATGTTTCGCGCCCGCCCAGAATAATGCTCGCTTGTTTACAGGTACGATGCGTTGATGATGCGGCCCGAAAAGACCGGTGCCCTCATGAACGTATCCCGCGTAAGGCGCGGTGAAGGCGAGTCTGCCTCTGGTGCCGTCATCATTGACATTAGTTGTGCGTGTCCGGGCGAGGTTGCTGGTTCTTTTCGGCGCGGTCTTAACGGCAAGCGCTTCCACAGTTGTCAGCGCGTTAATCATGCCCGCCCTTTGCGCTTTGGGCATATCGCCCTGAAGGTTTTTAAATAATCTGCCGGGGTCAGGCTTTATGGTCATTGTTATTTCCATTTTTTCTAATCCTCTAACCTTCTAATCATCTAACCCTCTTAATAACTATGCCGTGGCAATGCGGATGATAGGGCGGCAGTACGCCTCTAGCCACGAGAGTTTCTGCATTGCCTGCTGCGGGCGTGATGGTTTTCATTTCGGCTGAGTATTCGTCCGGCGACATGCCCGCCTGTTTGGTCATGGTGTTATATGCGGTGGCAACGCTGATGACCCTGCCGTTCATCTCCCTGCAAAAATCGCATTCCATCGTCGGCTCATAAACTTCCAGTTCGGTAATTCCGGCTTCATGGAGCTGGGATGTCGCCGCCCAGTTCTGCGTCCTGGTGACAGATGTGTCAATTATCCGGCTCACCTGATAATCTTCCAGATCGGAAAGTTTCTGGCTGAAGAGATCCCGGAACGCCTGATAGTTTTCCGGCAGTGCGCGTTTGAATAACCCGGCTCCTTCCTGGAGGTACCGCTCACTCAAAAATGATTTGACTGTTTCAATCGCGTCGGGGTTCTGGATAAATTTGGAAACATAAAAGCTATCCACTTTGGAAAGGAAATTCATGGCGCGCAGATCCGGCCCGCCGAATTCAACCAGCGCCGCAGGATCGGGACTGCGGAATGCTTTGTATATGTCCGCAACTGCATTTTTAATAACCGGCCTGTCGACAACGCTGAAGGCCGCGCCTAATATTCCCTGCACAGCGGCAATAAATTCCGCCTCCGCAGGAGGAATGCTCTGCTTGCGCAACCAGGCCTCAACTTCATCGAGCGCGCCCGTGCGCGCATTTTGCAGGGACGGTTTGAGCGCATTCATATAAGAGGCAACCCAGTCGGGCGCATCGCCTGCGGCTTTGTTGGCAATAACCGACGTGCCTTTGTTGGCATTCAAGTCAAAAGGCGTGGGAGACGGCTGCGGTGCTCTTAGCGTCTCTTCACCCTTTTCCGGCAGGGGAATTCCGAAACGATCATGAATATGGGATACGGGGATGTCGTTAAACCCGGCATCTTTAACCAGGACGCCATAGGTGCGGGCAATCTTTTCCAGGTCTTCTCCGCCTTCAAAATGCAGCTTGAATATGGGCACGCCCTTGTCCGGGCCGTAATTGAAGATCACCCACGGTTTCAGCAATTTAAATTTTGCGGTCTTCATGGCTGATTTGGCATCGGACTCCAGCAGGTCCTGCCGGACTTTAGTTGCCTGATTTTCTCCGCCCAGTTTTCCCGGTGTACTTTCGGACGATCCGGTGTGCCCAAGGACGCTCTTGCTCATACCCTTTTCGCAATATTCCGCAAAGTTCCCAAATGTTGCAGTGTCGCCACGCTGTTTGGCTTCCAAGATTTCGATGATCATATTATCCGAGATCACGGCGGCGGCATCGACGCCCAGATTGAAGACGGCTTTTTTGAGCGCATCCTTTTCTTCCTGGCCAGCGCCGGGCTTATACTTACCCACGCGCATGGGGACGGAAAACAATTCATTGAAAATGAGCCAGTCTTTGATATCGTAATTTTTAAACAGGTACATATAAGAGCAAGGCCGCAGCAATCCACCTCTGGCCGTAGCCCCGGAGCGGGCACGGTATTTGTGAACGATAAATTTATTGGGGATTAATTCCTCTCCCCATACCGGATTGTCAATGGTAAGTAGGCGCGGATCTTCCAGAAGGATCGTCGGCGTGTTAAAAGTAAAGCGCCGCTGATGCACCCATTTAATTTCTTTGGCCCATATTTGCCCTTCGGACATGTCCCACATTATTTCCTGCACGGCGAAGCCCTTGCCTACAGCATCAAGCATATCGAGGAGCGCATCCTCAAAATTTTCGATATACTCGATCATCTCGGTCGCGGCGGCGGCGATATTCTTATCTTCTTCGGAATCGGAGGCCGGAAGGATTTCCCAATCCAAACCGGTTACGGCTAGTTTTCTGGTTTGCAGTACGCCGCCCAGGTGCAGATCCTTTTCTTCCATTTCCTCGAACAACTCTGCCTGGCTCGTTACGTCTCCCTGATCCGCCTCTTTAAAGATGGTCGCCAGGCGTTGAGGAGTGAGCCCCTGAGACGGGTATGAACCGTACCGATCCCGAATGGTTTGAACCGCCACTTCCTCCAAAACCGGCTTATTGGATTTGATTTCCCGATTATACTGGTCGAACAGCATGATTATTCCGCCCCTGCTTCGCGCGACGTTATGTTTATAAACAATGTCAATGAAACTCCTGCCCCTTTGTAGCCATTTGAGGCCTCAAATCGATTGTGGGGCAATTTAATGAGCCTGAATTTTCCGAAACGTAGTGCGCGGAAAATCCTAGAGCGAATTATCCCCGAAGCGAAGCGGAGCGGGGTGCTGTATTTCAAAAAATTATGGCTCATCACCAGGCCCCTTTCGTCAACCCTTTGAAAGAATCCCGCGAGCGGATCGTTTCGTAGGTTCCCGGAATTCCGTATCCGCTTTGTAAATTACTAATGGCCATCTCGGAGGCATCCGGGCCGTCGTCATGAACAGTCTTGTTTTGAATATAAACGAATTGTTCTACTAAAATTTTCTGATCACTGTGCCGTTGTTCAAACTTCATTTTTTTATGTTCCCAAAGATATTCGCAGGTGCCGATGATGCGCGTGTCTATCTTGCTGGTCGTATGGTGGATCGCCTGCCAGGGCAAATAGCGTTTAACTTCTTTGGCGTAATTCTGGATTGCTTCATGGAGAAAATCTTTGAGCATGTTCTCTTCTACGATGACCGGCCCAGGATAATCATCGTGCTGCGCGTAAGCGGCGGCAAAGAATTCACCGATAGAACGGCGCTTGATCCAGGCGTGCATGCAGAAAAATTCCATCTTCACTCGTTCCAGTCCCCAGGTGACTACGCTGCGAAAATCACTCGTGGAACCGGCTGTACTGGCCGGATCTACTCCGGTGGCATATACTAACGGAACGCGGATCAGTTCTACGCGCTCATAATAGCTGACCGTCTCCTCCGGGAAGGGACTGTCCTCTTCCGTTGATTTATTACGATACTCTTTGTTAAATATCCGGTTAGTGACCAGCGACTTGCGGCGCATCAGCTTATCCCAGGGCCAGCGTGCAGGCCACAGGGTGATATGGTTTTCTTCATCCACAACGGCATCATAAACTTTCGAGTTGTACAGTTTTTCGCCGGTCTCTTCATTTTCGGCGGCAATCAGTTGCGATATGGCACTCTTGGCGTGGAAGATGTTGCCAACCATCGTGGCCGAGCAATCGCCCTCGATACAGCCCAAAACTTCCCCCTGAATGAATTCTACGATGGCGCGGGTGACCGCCGGGCTTCTGACCGTGGCATTATCTTCCAGATCATCCAAACCGATATCATCAGGCCGGTATGGGCCGAACTTCTTGCCGCGCCATTGATCGCCACGCCCCAGGGCTTCGACCATCGTGCCGCCTTTGGTGACAAAAAGGTCGTCTCCCCATATTTTTGTTTTTCCGATGGCTGCACCGTAATCGTGGCGCAGGCGCGGATTGTCTTCCAACTCGACTTTGATCGAGACACTGAAGCGTTTGGCCTGATCGTGAATGTTGGAACCCAGCATGATATAATGGCGCAACTTGCGGGCGATCCGGTAAACACGAAGACCGAAGGTAATCACTGTAGTCTTGGCGTGATCGCGCGGCGCGCCGATCAGATTGAGGCCGGGCATGTCGGCTATCTCGCACCATTCGGCATGACATGCGGCTGGCGCGGACGGAAAATAATGCGGCATGTATGTCTGCATGAAAGTGAGCGGATCAGCGCAGCGGGCAATGCGATCGCGCTTCTTTTCCGGCGTATCGTTTTCAAACGGAGAAACACTCTCGGCAATCTTTTTGCGCAGCGAGGCAACAAAGTCATCAAACTGCGGCTCGGAAAGGTTCTGTCGTTTACGCATTAATGTTGCCATTGCCTAATAGCTCCGTTTTGAACTTCATCGTCATGGCGTCAAAATCAGTTGCCAATGTTTTGAGTCCCTCAGGATCGTTTTCCGTTAACCATGTAATGATCCATTGCAGGTTTTCTAAAAATACTTTGGCTTTGTCGTAGCCCGCGCCGCCTTCGGATGCCCGGAATTTAACGACCAGGGAACCGAGTTTGGAGAGGTTATCGAGAGAGCCGCCATCAATCGCGCCCGGCTGGCGCTCTTCCGCGAAGGTCAGCTCGCGCTCCAGGAGGGCTTCCATCCTGATGCCGAAGTTTGCCTTGCGCGTTCTGGCTTTGTCCCATTCGTCGAATTCCTCAGACGGTTTTTTTGTTTGTCCCTTCCAGGCGGTGAGGGTCTGGCGCGAAACACCGATCATGGCCTCAATCGCGGTAAGCGACTTGCCGTCGATGTACATTTGCCGTGCTACCGGCTCTAGTTGTGCGCGTGCTCCCTTTTCCGCCATCCCGCTTTAAATCCCCCTCAATCCCCCTTTACAAAGGGGGAGGTTAATGCTTTATTCCAGCTCCGCTTTTATCTTCGCGATTTCCGCGAGGGTAACTGTCAGATCCGCCCACTTGTTTTTCAGGTCGTCCCACTGGCTATCCACTTCGCCTACGGGCAACGACTCGGGCTGCTGCATACTGCAATCCAGGTTGATGCAAATGGTTTTGCACAGGCTCTCTATTTCCCTGCGGAGACGGCGGGCGATGTGCTCCAGATTGGTCAGCCTCACGCGGCGCATTTCGTTTTGCATGCTCATTTCGATCTCCTGATTTGTATTAATTCGTGGCACGGCGTCCTTGTTTTCAGATAGGTAGTCAGTTCAGTTATTGCCGCAGTGCTGAGACGTATAGTATCGACCTGCTCGGAGGCCATTTTCTCGTAATTCTTAACCAGTTGGACGTTGTTCTCATACATTTTCATCGCCGCTTCGTGACGCTTTTCTATTGCCCGGTTGACAAATCCCATGACGATCCAGGGGCCGAACACGATAACGACGAAAAGAGAACCGATGGGCCAGGTGCCAACATTCTCTAAAATTTTTGCAACGGCTAAAAGTAATGAAGTTTGCTCAGGGCTCATATTTTATTTTCTTCATGTTCATGTATTGTCTGGCATCCTATGCAGCGCACGGCATTTGGTTTTGCTTTTATCCGCGCCCACGGTATGGTTTCTTCGCAATCGATACATCTGCGTTTTTCTCCTGCGTTTCCTTCCGGCTGAATTTCCTGTTTGCGTCGGTTAAAGTGCGACCGCATCGCTGCTTCCTGATAAACTTCCGATGCTGCCTGGACACGATCAATCTCATCCATAATTAATGAGACCCCGCACCCCAACGATATTCCAGCCCAACCATTGCCTTAATGTCGCCGGTGGGTGTGACCTCTCCATAGAAACCCGTGTGCGCGGCACCGATCCTTAAAAAATTCCAATTGCCATAACCATTGAGCTCTGTTTTATCCGCTGCCCTCGAGCTGTAACCCCAGCGGCATCCCAAAGCCCCTCGATTTTCCAAACCGAAAAAGGAAAGCGGTTGTTGTTTGGCGAGGATCTCCGTCTTGCCCTTGCCATCGACTATAGTCATTATGGCCGCTACGTCCGTTTTCCCTTCGTAAGGCGGGATCTCCGCCGTAGCGGTTATTTGCTTATTGTCGTCGTTGGCTATGGCCTCTGGAAGTTTCAGTTTTTTCGATATAGCTTTTTTATTGATGGTTAGTATTTTTTTAACCGGTACTTCGGCTTTCGGTATTCCTGCCGCCGCTTTTATTTACGGCGCGGCTGTCCACTGTGTTGTCAGTAGTTTTGGCACGCTATACCAGCCTTTGAGCGCAGCCACGCCCGCCAACACTGCTAACCCGATTACCACTCCGATGATGATTTTTGTTTTCATTGCACCGACACCCCCTGATATTTCGCCCCTGCCGCACGAATCTTGTAAGGGTAATTGATGTTGACTTTGCAGAAGCTCAACTTGCCGCTGCGCGTCTGAATAACCTTCCTCTTGCAGCAGGCCTCGACGGCTTTGTATTCGCAGCTTGCGGCTCTGGCGATTTCACGATTGATTATCTCCATCCCGCCGTTATATGCCCGAAAGGCATAATGCCAATCCTGGCAATCGACATTTTCATAAAGATATTTGTCGTAAAGAATCAGCGCCCGGATTGCCCAGCGCGGATTCTGCGGCTGCGCTGTGGCAGAGATTTCCCGCAGACCTTTTTCTTTGGTTTGCAGCCAGCGAGCCGTGCCGGGAGTGAACTGCCCTAAACCAATATCGCCGGTGATGCCGATGACATTGGCGATGCAGTTGCTTTCGGTTTCAATCTGCCCCATAAAATCATGCGCCGGGGCATCCATACCGACATGATAACGGGATTCCCGGATAACCTGCGGCCAATATTTCAGGCAACGGTTGATGCTGCCTGATACCTGCTGCTCGCTTGAGTTACAGACCGAGGGTAAAAGCGAGAATGACAGCAGCGTAAAGAATGCCGCGAAAAACCATAATGCTGCGCATTTCCTCATGGTTTAATTCCTCACTACGTCCATAATAAGGTTTAAAAAAACAACTCCACATCAACTCGGCGCAGCCCACGCCGAAGAAAGCCAGGGCTGCTTTGTAAATTATAATGCGCAGGGCGTTTTCGCCCTGGGAGAAATAAACAGCCGGGACGGCAATCAGAATGACCAGGCCGAAGCGCATTAGATATTTTTTGGTCTCCTGTTCAAAAGCCTGCAAAAATTTAGTTTTCGGATCTGCTGTTGGAGTTGATGCGTCTGATTTGTCGAAGATGACCTTTAGTTTACTAAAGATGGATTTGATGAACTGGGCTATTTGTGCCCATAATTTCTGTAAAAAGATTTTGATATTCAGCAATGTTTTGTTCATGAAATAACCTCTTGTCATTTTCCCCTGGCCTGCCGGTTTAACCGAATGACGGTTGTGTGCGGCCGTCACCCGGTCGAACCGGACAGGCTGGGCGAAGAGATGTGTGGGATGAAATCTAATTGATTTTAAAATTGATAACTACCAAAGCACTTGAGAAATTGACAAAAGAAAACCCCTCTCTCGCGCGAGCGAGGAGGGGCTGGATAGTGTTATAATATACAGTATAAATTTACGGTTTCATTAATTCCGCCAGTTCGCGGAATTCTTCAGCAAGGGACTGCACTTGATCGCGTGATAGACTTGTTGAAGACATCTCCTCCTCATCCATTATCTCGATTTTAGATCTGTCTTTTGATATACCAATTGTTATCGGTAGAACTTCGGATATCATAGCGCCTTCGATTTCTTCCGTTATCTCTTTATCTTCATAATTATGGAATTTATATTTATCTATGATCTTGATCATAGGATCATTCCTCCCTGTTAAAGAGATCGCATTGCTGTGATTTGCAGCGGAGAATATCCCGGATGCGCGTCTCTGTCAATCCATAACGCCGGGCAAGATCGACGTGATTAAACCCAGTGAACTCCGCACGGATACGCTCATCGCGTTTGTCCATCAACAGGCCTTCTATTTTTCGGAAATAAAAACGCTGGCCGCCAAAATATTCACTGAGTTGCAGCGTCGCCTCAATGCCGATGATCTCCGCAATCCCCTGATAGGATTCCGGCAGGTGCTCAACAGACATTTCCGCCGCTATGTCAGTTACCCATTTCTCCATTTTTATCCCCCTGATGAGCCAGCAAACCTTTCAAGCCTTCGATGGTGCGGCTGGCCTGATCTGCCGTTTTGACCCGGTCAATCTTGATATATTTCTTAAGCCAGAGCCAATATCCACCTTCCACTTTCCACGCGATCTTTTCGATCAGAAAATTAATCTGATCAAATTGAGCAGGTGAACAAATGACGTAGACGTCCCCTGGCAACGGCCCGGTATTTCTCCGCGCATTAGCCGGATGCCAATAGGCGCGTCTGGCTGCGCCTGCCGTGCGGATATAATTGGATTTGATCTTGAAGCCCAGTGTCTTAACAAAATAATTGATGACAGCGTCCGCCTCAAAATAGGTTAGGTCTTTGCTTGATGTTTTTTTGCCCTTTGTTTGCGCCGCGATAATTCCCCGGTAATTATCATCCGAAAGACAAAGCTGTGCCTGGGCAATATGAATGAGTTGAATTTGCTTTGCTTCGATCATTTTCATTTGTTACCCCACTTATTCTTTAAATCTTTGATAGCCTGCTGTGCGGTCTCAGACAATGGCGCGGGTTCTTCATTAACGTCACGTCCGCGTTTCTGCCGGGCATCCTCGCGACCTTTTTCCATTTTTGCGGCAAGCTCTGCCGCCATCTCCCAGGCTACGTGCCGCAGGTAGTTATGGTTCTTAAGTCCCTTCGGGCCGGAGGCCAGAGTTGCTTCCAACGCCTTGCCCCATATTTCACCCGTGCAGGGCCGCGTCTCTCCGCCCTGCCAGTATACTGTTTGCGTCTCGACCAGTTCTTTCAGGCTGCGGGCAATCAAGAGGGCGCGCCTCCAGGGCAGCGCCTTTGTCCCCTGGCGAAATAATCCCAAGTAAGCCAGGCTCTGACGCAGCACCGGCCCCGGCAATTGCACCAGGGCTTCAAAGGTGTACCGGATCGCCGTATCATTTGTCCAGGCTTCCGCGCTGGCTGTGGCTCCGCAACTAGGACAGACAAGTTTCATTTATTCCCATTCCTTGATGGGTTTTTCCGTTATCTTAATCAACACGTCCGTTTGATCAGGCAAATGCTTTTTGATCAGCCTGATAACCTGATCCTCATCCGACCAGGATATTTTCCCCTTCGCCTTCTGAAAGCCTATCTTGATGCCATGCAGAACCATCGTCCGTGGTTTGACAAACAACGTGCTGCTCTCTTCTATTGCCGCTTTCAATTGCGACTGCTTTTCCATAACGGTGTTCACGGTGTTTTTGATGCCCGTTAATCTCCGGCGTTTGACGGTTTGTATTTCGTCTTCCAATGCCCGGACGCGATCCGCCAGTTGCTGGCGCGCTTCCGAAAATTCCTTTGTCAATTGTTCGATCTGTCCTAAATTCATGTTTTTATCCTCTCTTTGAACAAGGGGTTGCAACCCCTTGTTCTGTTCCTGGATTCCGGCCTGCGCCGGAATGACAGTCTGTTTTTTTCGCTTCACGTTTCCCGCTTCACGAGATACGCCAAAAGCCTCATCACAGAGGGTTTTAAGATTACGCTGCTTCATTGCCACTCTCCAACTCTAGTTTAAGTTGCCCTAAATAATCAGGCAGGCTGATCTTGAGAATTTTCGCGTCGCGCCGGTGAATACGCAGAGCACGGAATTTATCTTTGCGCAGAAAATCGATCAGCTCGTCCCCGGCTGCCGCCAGATAATAACCACCGCTGTCACTGGAGGATGTCGAACAGATGGGCTCACCTTCATCGCGCAATTCGGTGATGAGGTGCCGCAGCGCCCGCGTGTCATTGATGCGGTTTTGCCAGGGGCGATCAAAAACGGCCTGATACAACTCTGCCATGCCGATGGCGTTCATTTTCCCGGCGTGCGAGGAGAGTTCCGCCATTAAACGACTGCGGGTTTCGACTGTATCAAACTCTAGTTTTGTCTGATTTTGCATGTTCTTCATCCTCCTTGTTAGATTGCCACGGCGCGCAAGGCGCTCCTCGCAATGACATTTCACTTCAAAAATATTTGCAGGCAGATCGGCGCGAAGTAGATCACTGCCAAAATGATGATTGCCCAGCACCAGCGGTTTAATCTCCGCTCCTGCCTCTCCATCTCTACCTCCCAGGGTACCTGTCCTATGTAGGTTATAAATTTTTTGATCATGTGAAATCCCCCTTTTTAAACCGCCATCACAACGGCTTCGGTTACTTTCTTCTCGCCCATCTCGTAGGCCAGGTTCATGGCCCGCGCGGCATAGTTATTGACGATCAGCGGATAGGCGTGAGACAGGGTTTTATCCCGGCGGTCTTTTGTCGTCAGGCGACCGCTTAAAGCAGTAAACGCGCCGTCTTCAAAAATATCTTCCACCTTCGCGTTGATGCGTTTAAATTTTAAGCGCAGGTAATCTTTGATGTTGCCGTTGAGGCCCTTGATTTCCGCCGTCTGGATGCGCCGGATCACTTCGCGCATTTCGATGTGGGCCTGCTCGTTGAAAAGGTTTTTTAATTCCGTTTGGCCGACAAGGATGATGCCCAAAAGTTTACGGTAACCGTCTTCCATTTCGTAGAATCGCTTTAAATATTTGAGCGTGTTGGTGTGCAGGTCGTGCGCCTCTTCGATGATTAAAACGCTGCGGAAGTTCTGTTTTGCGCGTTCCAGCAGGAGTTTGTGCACCTGGCGGGTCTTGGCTTCCAGTTTCATGGACGGCTTCTGCTCCGACAGATCCATGATGATGGCGTCGCAGATCGAAGCCGCGTTGACGCGGGACTTGTCGATCATCTGCGGATAGATCACGATGGTGTCGCCGTCTTTTTTGAGCTGCTCGACAACCTTGCGGCGCATAACTGACTTGCCGCTGCCGACCTCTCCGATTACGGCCAAAAATCCGCCGTGCTTGGCGGCGTCCAGCATTGCCGCTTCAATGTAGCGGTGTTCTTCACTCATAAAAATGTCCGAATCTTTCTGGATATCATCGATAAAAGGGTTTCTGAATAGTTTGAAATATTTTTTTGTCTCCTCGGTAATCATCTCCACCTCCCAGTTAATTATTATTTGTTCGGGATTTCCCGGCACCATTGCCGGAGTCCTTCGAGTTTTCCACATCTTGGAATTATCCGCAGCCGGTGAAACATGCCGCAGCTCCTTGCCCAGCGGATTCCAGATATCCGCTACCTTCAACTGTCTATCGTGCAGCCACTGCATTGCGCGCGGTTGTCCTGATATTCTCATTGCGATCATGCCCTTAAATTCCGGGCATTCCTTTGGAACATATCCCCGGTTAAGTGCGAGATTAATTGACGCTCTGCTCAATCCTGTGACCTCGCCGAGCCATGACTGACTAATCCCGCAGTCCACACACAATTCTTTTAAAATGATTGGTTCAAATGCCAGTTGATAGGCTGTTTTTTCATTTACCTTTGGCCTTCCCATGCTCATCTCTCCTGTTTTCTTCTTGTTAAATCCTCTCCGCAAAAAACGGCGGACAGACATTAAATTTGTTGCCGCAATTTTTGCATTTAATGTTTTGTGAACAGCCGCCTTCCGGCCCCGCTAAAAACCCTAAAGAATCACAGTCTGGACATCTATTCTCAATAAAGATTTTGTCACGTTCATCCTTGCTTAATTCTCCTTCCATTTCTTCACCTCCTGGATTCCGGCCTTCGCCGGAATGACACTTTTTACTTTTCGCTCTTCACTTTTCACCCCGTGAGAGACACCGTCTCTAATGGGGCCACATTCCACGTTCCTTCCGAAATCGCCCTGATCACCTCCTCCGCTTCTTTTATTTCGATACCGTTTTCATATTTTGCCCGGAGATCGCTGTTCATCACCGGCGTGATGACGCCGATCTCCGCGCGTAGGTTCTTTAAAAATTCAGTAAAGGAAATCCTCCGCACGGCAATGCCGCGCGAGACTTGCGCCGCATCGACCGGCATTGCGGTGTTAACCGGCAGTTCAGGCGCTTTGATTTCCAGCGGCGTTCCTTTGCGTTCGATAAATTCGAGATTTCCGACTTTGTCCGCATGATGTCCGAAGACAGTCAGCGGCGATTCAAAGCCGACAGGCGGGGCCACAGCCATGCGCTTGTCGCCGGTGCCTTTCCAGGTGAGTCCCCAGGCTTCGGCTGTGTGTTCCATTTCGGTCTTGGCCTGCTGTGTGGCCGTGTATTTCGGCGTCTTATATTCTCCGTAGGGCGTCCCGTTGGTGAGGCGTCCAAAGATGTCTTCGGGTATCGGCTCGCACAGCCAGACGTTGCCATTGAAATGCACTTCGATATTCGGGATTTCATAGGGATGCCGCACAACGCTGACCTTTTGTCCTGCGGCCTGGGAATCGGGGATCTGGTAGGAGCGATTGTCCACGCTGATCAGCCGCGAGCCGTCCGCGATTCGCGTGAAAGTCGGTTCTTTGATGAGCATGCGATAGAGGTCTTCCTCCGGGCACAACCGCAGTTGATCGGCTGTAATGTATGACCATAAAACCGAGCGTGGCGCGATGTCGCGCATCTTGATCGCGCCGTTGGCATAAATGCACCAGTCAAGAGCCCAGCGGTTTAATTCAGCCAGATCGGCGGGACGCTGAAACTTTAACCGGCCTTCAAAACGGTTGATGTATTTCATCAGGCCTTCGATTGCGCCCTTCGCGCGGGGATTGCCCGGCATGTGCAGTTGCAGATCGACCCGCAGCGCCTCCATGAGCGTTTGATTGGCCTTTGCTGTCAGGATGGAGCCGCGATCGGATATGAGCATGAACGGCACGCCGTGGAAACGGTATTTTCCGAGTTTGGTAGCCGACTCTCCGTTCCATGTGCGCTTGATGAGTTCATCTTTAGGACGCATGGCGCGGAAGAGAAAATCGGAGCCGTCCACGGCGCGCTCGCCGGACGCATAATAATAAAGGAAGAAAAAAGCCCCGCTGCAATGATCGACCACTGCGTAACGGAGCAATTCTTTTTTGATGGTTTTGGCTGTCTTGACGATTTTGTTTTTGTACATGGTCATTTCGGTGTCGCGCTCGCCCATGCCTTTTTTCGCGTCAAGAAAATACTGGAGGCAATTCGTCACGTCAAATTGCCAGACATGGTTCGGGTGCGCTGATAGCAGGCGTTGATGCGGCGATGGTTTGAGGAGATCCTTCGCGGAGATTTGTTCTTCCCGTAGGCGCGATATAAACCGGCTGGTCGAAACGCCGCCCGTCTCGAGTCCGGAATCTTCGAGGATCATCTTGGCGTCGCAGGCGGGCAGGGGAATCTCGTTGGATGTGCGTCTGGATGTCAACATAAGCGTTGATGCGTTGAGAACGATCTCACGCGTCGCGCCGGACTGTCCTTTTGTTTTACGCTCCTTCCGAAACCGGATTCCCCGTGCCGCCGCGTAACGATTGATGGTGGCTGGTTTGACACCGTAATGCGTTGCCAATTCTCTTATCCGTGCCGAGACCTCGTTTAGCGGGAGGCCGCATAAACTCTGTTGAATGTGATCAAGTATGGTTTCCGAAACTGCCATAGTTCTACTCCGTCATACCGACGCAGGCCGGTATCCAGTATTTTTATGCTGCTACTTTCTTTAATTCCGGTTGAGCGCAACGCGGTAGAAAACAATCTCGCAGTTCGCCAGTTTCACGGTCAAGGTGCCTGTAAATTCCCTGTATATCGTGATAAAAATCAAAATCATCAGCCTGAAGTAGTTTGTTTAAATTTAAAGGGCAGCCATTGAGATGTGTCGCCGTTATATCCATTTCCAAGTCTATTTTTTTGCAATACCACTTCATCATTATCTTAAAGCCGCGTTTAGCAATTTTATCGATCAACACCATGTCTTCTTTTGTCGCATTCCATTTAATCATTTCATCTCCTCCTGTTTTTTCTATTCACCATTCACCCTTCACTTTTTCACACTTTTCTTCGCTGCCCGCTCCTCCATTTTCTCCACCACTTTCTTGCCCAGGCCCTTGCCCGCCGTCATGGGCAGGTTATCGATGAGCACGTCCGTGGGCGGCAGTTCCATTTCGGAAATCTCCCAGGGAACATCTTCCGCATTTTTGTATTCGTCATGCAGGAAAAGACGCTCTTCCATCGTAACTTTGGACATGAATATATAAAGGTAGTAAAGCTGACGCAGGACGACTTCCGGCGCTTTGTGCGGCACAATTTTTTTCTTGATGTCGGAGATCGTGGTGAGGAAATCTTTTTGAAACTGAATGAGCATGTCCACGCCTTCCTGCTCTTCCTCGGTGAGTTCGGATTTCTCGACTGTTCGTTCCAGGCGTTTTAATTCGCGCTCCAGTTTATTAAGTGTGTCGTCCTTTGCCTTGAGCAGCCGATCCTTAGTTCTGATCGTCGTGTCGGCTTCGTCTTTTTCTTTTTTGTGGTTATCTTCGAGGGTTTCGATTAAGGACTGGATTTCTTCGGCATGCTCCTGATCGACAGGGATCGTTTCACCGTTGTAGGTGATGGCATTTTCTGTAATTCCGGAGGTTCCCTCCGCAATCGACTCGCCTAAGTATTTGATTTTGTTTAATGTGGTTCCAGAAAACCGGAGGAAATCCTCCAGAAATTCCACTTTAAAGGGTTTTAAATCTTTCAGTTGTTCATCTATCCAGCGTCGGTCCACCCCGACATAATCACAAAAATCTTCCCAGGACATTTTGAATAGATCACGATATGATTTTGAGTCCTTAATCTCCTTCATCTTTAGTAAATAAAAAAAGTTGGACTGAGATTTTTGGAATTTCAGCGTTTTTATTGAACCCGCGCCCTCAAAAATTTTCGCTATCGCCGCCTCCTTATCCTTTTGTGTCTGCTCGGCGCTGATAACTAAATCACGCTTCATATTTTCCGAGTTTTCCGACGAATCCTTAAACGCTTTTGAAACC